GATGTCCAGGGCCACGCCCGCTCCGCCCTTGGCGCTCAGCTGGAGGGCGGCACCGTATTGGTTAGCCCCAGCCCCCGTCTCGTAGCCTATCGCGGCCACGATGTTGCTCTCCGAGTCCACCAAGAACTTGCGGTTGCTGTAGTAGATGTCGTTAACGGTCTCCAGGCTCAGGCTCCCGGGCGAGAGCGTCACCTTCGAGTGGCTGGTGCCGCTCTCGCCGCTCAGCGTACTGCCGTTGATGTCGAAACCCGCGATCTTTCCCGTCGTCGCCGTCACGTTGCCCTCTATATAGGCGTTCTTGCTGTACAGCGTCCCGTCCTTGGTCACCGTGAAGGTATAGGCGCTATAGTTGTCACCGGTCACCCCGGGGTAGTTGTGGCGCTCTCCCACCCATAGCGGGAAGTCGCCGCCAAGACCGGCATACTGCCGTCCGTCGTTGTCCAGCACCGCGATGTTCGCGCCCGTCATGAAGTCGATACGGGCGTTTTTGGCGATCAGCGTCTGGAAAAAAGCGTCGTTGGCGTTCACCGCCACCTGCTTCCAGTGGTCGTCGCGCTGGCTGTCCTTGCTGTGGGTGTACGTCTTCTTGCAGGCATACAGCAGCCAGCCGGTCTCGGCCGCGTCGTTGCGCTCTGCGTAATAGTCCAGGTAGCAGAAGCCGTCAGCCGTCACCGTGTCGCCGCTGTAGTAGGTCCTGCCTTCCACAAGCGCCTTATAGATCCTCTCCGTGCGCCCGTTCGTGCCGGGATCGCCCTGCGGCCCCTGCTCGCCTGCAAACTCACCGACATCCAGCCACCGGTCGTCCATGGCCATGTAGATATGCTTCCCGATGGTGTAGGCGTCGCCCGCTTCCGAATTTGTCCCCGTCCAAACGCCGCGGCTGAGGACGGTCTTGCCCTGGAGCATGAAAGCCACGTGTACGTCGTCACCGTATTGGTCGATCAGCACCACCTGTCCGTTCTCCCAGTCTCTCGTGTCTGCCTCAAAGGCCGTCTTGGTCTTATACCACGCCTCGGCGCGTCCTCTCATCCGCCAGCTGTTGCCGTCCTTGCCGGGCACGCCGTCGTCGCCCTTCTGTCCCGTCAGCCTCACGTAGGTGGGCTGTCCCGTCACCTTTACGCCTCCGGCTGCTCGGCTCCATGCCGTCTCGCGCAGCCACAGGTAGGGCTTGCCGCTCGTTGTTGCCAGGGGGCTCGGGCTCCAGCTCGTCACGTCCTCCGGGGCCGTCGTCGGCGTGGCGGTGCTCAGCTTGGCGCTGATGCCGTAGGCGTGGTCATAGCCGTGCTCGGTGCCGCTGTCGCCCTTCGCACCATCGGCGACGACCTTTATCGTGAACTGCATCGTCAGTGCGGCGCGCCCCTCGCAGTCTATCGTCACCTCCACCGAGGCCGTCTTCCGGTTCTTGTAGTCCACGGTGTCCACCAGCAGCGTCGAGTGGTCGAAGTGGGCCGTACAGCCGTCGCAGACCATCGTCAGCGCGTATTTCCCCGACATGTTCACGCCATCGGTCTCTGTGCAGGTCAGTAGCGTCTGCCCCTTCCTCACGGTGATGGAGCAGTGAAGCAGCCATTCACGGCTGCCGTCGCTCTCAGTGCTCACCAAGGGCTGTTTCAGATCGCCAGAGGCGTTCACCGGCACCGTGTCGGCAATGTTGTCCACCGAGTAGGTGTAGGGAGTGATGCCGTCGATACCGCCTTCTCCCAATTGCACCAGGTGACCGTCTAAATAGACGTTGTTGATATATGCCGAGTAGCCGCTCATGTTCAGCCCGAACATCGAGAGGTTACTGAGGTCGCCGAATTGCGCCCGGATGTTGTTCTTCCCAAACGTCCAGTCGTTCACCTTGGCCAGATACCGCTCATAGGTCAGGGCCGAGTATCGGCAGGTCTGCCGGCTCGCGTTCGTGAAGTTGCCGTAGCACACAAAATGCATCGCGGCCGACGGGTGCCTGCTGTAGCTTCCGTCGGCATACTTCCGAAGCTCGTATTTGAAGGCCGAGTTGTGCGCTGTCCTCCGTAGCGTTGTTGCCGGCCACGTGGTCGTGGAAGATTCCCATGCATATATCGTCCACGGCCACCTTGCCGATCTCGCCCTCCTCGAGCTTCAGCTTGATTTCTCCCGTAGCGGATTCTGTCCCGTCGCTGTTCGTGTCCGGCGTCACGCTCTCGATGATGCCGGCGCCCGGAGCGCGCCACTGGTTGCCCACGTACACCTCCACGCGGTTGTATCGCAATTCTGGCACTTCCAAAAATCGCCGCAGGCTCAGCCCGTCGGCCTCCATCATGCCGTTCTTGCCCAGTTTGATGCCGAATCCCGTCAGGCCGCCCGCGAATCCGTCCTTCCCCACGATGGTGTCGCCCTTGATAGAGGCATCGCCCTCCACCTCAGCTGCGCCAAGCGTCAGTTTGAAGGGAGTCGCGTCGTCCTGGTCTTTCCGCAGGAATTTACCAGCCAGGCCGTCGAAGAAGTCGCGCAGTTTCTGCCACACGCTGGAGTTGCCATCGAGTTCTTTTGCGCTCGCGGCGTGTGCGGCCTCGTCCGCCGTTGCGGCAGAGTCCGCACGGTCGGCCGCCTTGGCCCTGCCGGCCTCCGAAGCATAGTCAGCGCTGCGGCCGCTGTAGATTTCTCCGCCGCTGCCGCCGCCATTGCCGCTGCCCCGTTTTCTCCTCAGTATATCAATATCTATCATTGTCCAGTTTGTTGTTTCGGTTTGTTTTTTTCTTTGGCTCCAGTCGCCGCCCTCGGTCCCGTTTAGCGTTCTTTAGCTCGCCGTCCTCGGTCCTTTAGCCCTCCTTGCCTCCGCCTCCGTGTCGTGTAAGCCGCCGTATTACGGCGGCCCCATCGCGGTTCCTCCGCCTCGGCTCTTTGGCGGCTCTTGCCCCCGTGTTGTGTGCGCCGCCGTATTACGGCGGCCCCATCGTGATGTCTCCGCTTCGTTTGGCGGCTATTGCCTGCCGCCTCTATCTTTCGCCCTTTATCGTCTTCCGGGTCTACCCCCGTCCGTCTGTTATATCTCCACGAATTTCACCTTGCTCTCTCCGTCTGCAAGATCAATCTTTTGGCTTTCCACCACGGCAGTAATCCCAAGCGCAGCGATGGGATAGGCCGCCCATGGAGAAACAAGTGCGGGCCCGACCGTCTGAGTCAGTGATAGCCGGGGCTGGTGATAGCGCCGCCACAGCTCATCCACGCGCAGCTTCTCCGGCTTGTCCGTTTGTCCCGTGTTCGCGTCTTTCACTGTCAGCACCGCGTTTCCCTGCGCGTCGCAAACAGAGCTTTGCAGTACCTTGTTTTTCAGGTTGTACTGGTTGCTTTCTTCCGTCGTGAATCCACTGTGGATCATGCTCCCTTGCAATTCTTTCTTGTTGATGAAGTTCGTTGTCGCACGACTCACGTAGATGATATCATCATCTTCTTCGCTGTCTGTCCCGTCAGAATAGAATTTCACGCTGAAGTTCTTGATGATCACGCTCCCCACGTGCGCCATAAGCGGCACCGTGTCAGTTCCCCATTTCGAGTGTCTGAACATAGAACCGCTGCGGGTCTTGTGGTAGTTTTCCCAAGGCCCATTGTCCACGCCCAAGATATCGAGGTGCAGCTCTCCATGGAGGTGGGCATCGTAGGGTAGGGGAATGGCCATGCCTCCGTCGGCGTCGATGTTGGTATTGTAGTCGAAGTTCGTCCCGATCTCGAACTCCTGGCCGATCATCTTATCCCCGATCTTCGGGTCCACGCCGATTGTAAACGTCTGCTCCAACCACGTGTCGGCATTCCCGCCACAGTCGGCCAATGTCTTGTAGCTCTGCCAGCTGAAGGCGCTCAGCTCCCCTGCCTTTGTCTTGTCCTCCACGAGCACCTTGTCGCCGATTCTCAGCATACACCACAGCACGTCGAACTTCTCCACTTTGTCCACCCCGTTCGATGTCTTGTATTCGTATTCTTGCGGGCCGTCGTCAGTGTTTGGCATCCAGCCGCTCAGCAGTCCGGCCTTTCCCTTCTTCCACCACTCAAAGGCCAAGTAGCGGCCGTCTCCGTTGTTACGGCTCGGCGACAGCGGAAGCCGGGCCAGGGGCATGTTCGGGTAGTTGTCTTTCTTATACCCGTTGTAGAAGGCGTCGCCGTCGTCATATACCCTCACCTTGTCCACCTGGAAGGGGGTATACATACGAGGGGTCATCAACAGGGACCCTGCAAACACGAGGTAGTTCCGGGTTCCTCGGTCCGTAGGACTGTAAATCGTCGCCGCTCCGCCGCCGGAATAGCTCGCCACGGGCATCACGGCCGAGATTTCCTCGTCTGTAGGACTGGGTGTCGTGTCATCGCCGTTTCCGTTCACGCTCAGCACCAGGTTATTGCTCATGCTGATCGTCGTCTGTTTACTGGAGTCGCCCGTTCCAGGCTTGTGGTCGATGGCGCCGATACTCAGCAGCTGAGCCCCGCGTCCGTTCATCAGGCGGTCTACAAGTGCCTCCGGGGTGCTTGCCGTCCATTCCGAGCAGCTGCTCCCCGGCCCCTTGCCGCTCCCGATCTTCCAGTAGATGTTACGCATCGGTCTCACCACGAAGTCCTTCCACACCTGCCCGCCGTCGTAGCCGTTGTCCTTGTGGTTCTTTACAAGGCTCCAGAAAGCTCGCGCCGCACGCTTGCCCTCTCCGTCAGCGGCGTATTCGGTCATGTAAGTCACCTTGGCTCCCATGGAGGGCACGGTACCGCCTCCGTCCAGAGGGCTGCGGATTACGGTGCTGATGCTCTTCGGACTCACCGTCAGCTGTATCTGGTTAAACACTTCTCCGATGTCCACGTTGGCATCCGAGGCAAAGAGATGACTCGCCGTAAGCTCGCCCCCGTTCCATTGCCAGCCGGGAACGGCCTGCGTCACCGTTCCGGCGATCTGTTGCCAGTTGATGGTTTTCCCAAGGCTCTCGATGCTGTAGACAAACACTCCGCCCATGGTCTCCATCATTACAAGCCCAAGATATTTCAGCAGGTCTTCCACCACCTCATAGCAGGTCTTAGTTTCGGTATAGCTGTCACCTAAATACAGCGCCTCGTTCACCATCAGCTGATCCAGCAGCAGACCGTCGCCCTCTGCGGGCTGCTTGCTGCGGTCATACCACACGGGCTTGGCTCCGCAGCTGATGCTGATGCACTCCCGGAGCAGTGATCTCATGCTCGACATTTTCACGGCCTTCATGGCCGACAAATAGTCACCTTTCGTCTTTATACCCCTGAAACGGTGATATTTCATCGCCGTCAGGCCGTCGATACACTTCAAGGAAATATCGTTTGTCTCGTCGCTGTAGGGCTGCGTATAGGCGCGAGGCTCTACGTAACCGCTGAAGATGCTCGCCCCGCTGATCTGGATGTCCACCGTCGTATCTGTCGCCTCTGAGCTGTAGAGTCCTTTCAGCAGCGATCCGGCAAGAAGGTTAACCGTCGCCGAGGTCTCGATGATGGTGGTGTCCATACCGTCGTATTTCGTCTCTATGCTTACGGGATGAGCCCCAAAATACAGGTTCCCCTCGCCAACGGTGTAAACAGCCGTGCCGTTCTTGTTGTCTATGGTCACCCGGTAGGTGTGTGCGTCCCGGATGTCGTTGAATGTCCCGATTATTCTCATCTGTCTTTTGTTTTTATTGTTGACTTTCGTGTTCGCGCCCCTGGAAGCGGTCAAAGCCTGCCAGACCTTCCAAGAGACATATCCAGTTGTCAATTTTGTTCTCTCTGCTGCCTGTGCCTTTGCCGCCGCGCTTCACGGGCTTGTGGTTATCCATGCCGTCTGAGCTGGTGTCTAACACCATGTTCCCCGCCTGCCAGGGCCACATCGGGTTCATGCTGAAGCTGATCAGCGGAGGATTGTTCTTGACCATAAAGTCGAGCTCGTTCACCAGAGGGTTGAAGGTCGCATAGTTCTGGCGGCAAGGCAGAACGTATTGGTTAGGATCCACACGACGGCCGCGCCTCGCAGCGTCGTTGTAGAAGTATTCGCAAAGAGCATTGATGGGCTGCTTGCTCTTGAAGGGATCGTAGTGGAAGGTGATGAAGTCATATTCTCCGGTCCCGTTCAGTGCAGCGATTCTTCCCACGGGCAGCAGCGGGTCGAGTGTCGCGCCAGGGCTCACGTGCAGCCAGCCGTCCTTCACCCATCGGCCGAAAACCTCTCGCAATGGCGATTCTGCCAACGACTTCTCGCTCAGCCACGAGTCCATATCGGCAAAGAAATCCCTTCGCCTGGTGTTGTAGCACAGATAAGTCACGGCGTGCAAGTCATCTCCAAGTGAGAAATCCAGACCCGTGAAGATGATCCAGCCACCTTCACGTTTGCAGTCTTCAACACGATACTCCCTTTGGAGCTCTCTCACCAATGAGGGGCTGATCCATTCCTTAGTGGTTCCTGAACGGTAGACATTCATGTATTTGGGCAGATACTCCGTGATGAACGACGGCTCACGTCTCACCTTGGCCGCTCCCTCCTCGTAGAAGCTCTCTTGCACAATCTTCCCCAGCATCGGGTTAATTTTGTGTCTTACCTCTGTCGAGCTCAGCAGCAAATCCTCGTCACGTTCCCACGAGTCCGGTTCAAGCAGGAGGCCGGTGGTTCGGTCTTCCACGTCTGTCAGTAGTGCCCGTTCCGCTTCCGCGGCCCAGTCAGCCCCCCGTTCTTCTGTCCCCTTCCCGCTTCCTCGTCCTGTATGCCGCTGTATCACAGCGGCCCTGTTTCCTTCACTCAGCTCCCCCTCTAAGAGCCTGTGCAGTCCCTCGAGGATCTGCACAAACGGCCCGTCCGTAATGTTTCCCGCCGTCGTAGTAATGAACGTCAGCGGCTCACGTCTGGGACCCATTGAGGACTGTATCACGTCAACTAAGCTCTTCATGTCAGAGTGGTCTTTCACCCAAGCGGCGCTGCCGTACTCATCCGCGCAGCACAACTGGGCCTGTAGTCCGTCTTTGGTCTTTCCTCCCGCACTCAGTGGCACGATCATCGAATCCCGCAGATCCTTGAACTTCGGTTCCCAGTCGCACACTGTAGCCGTGATATGAAATCTGTGTGGGCGGTTAAGATATTCCAGCATTGAGCGTGTCCTCGTGTACAGCGTCTTGCTCTGGTCGGCGCTGTTGGCGCAACAGTAGATCTGAGAGTTGTAGTCCTCCATGAGGAAGAACACCAGCTGAACGTAGGCGCTCATCCCGGTTTTGTCCACCTTTCGCGGAGCGTACAGTGAGAAGTCCGTGCAGAGCCGCCGCCTGTCGTAGATCCGCCCGTCCAGTTCCGTTTCCGTCTCGCTCAGCTCCCTTTCACCGGCTTCCACCCCAGTGTCCACTAAGCAGTAGAACCCGAACACCGAAGCCAGGATGAACACCTGAAACGGTTCCCATCTGAAAAACTTCCTACCTTGAAGCGTGGGCTGGGGAATACCGCCGCTCACGTGCCGCCATATTCCCCGCTCATCTTTCATCCATTCGCCTTCCCGAAGCTTCACCACCTTCTTCACCTTCTCAGCGTCGAAGTAGTAGGTGTTCAGACAGCGCACAAACCGAAGGGCGCCTAAGATTTCGTAGTAGTTGTGCCGGGTGTTGCAGTCCTCGCCGTTGTCATGATCCTCCGAGGCCAAGTCCCGCAAGTAACCGTCCAGCCGTTCGTCGGTCTCCGCCATCAGGGACATCTTTTCACACGACAAAGAAAGCGCTTGGCGCAGCCTTTGCCACGCCTCGCGCTTCTTTCCGTAGTCAGATCCGTTTTCCTGTAACATTGTCAGTTTCCCGCATTTCGGGAGAGATGTTGCCGCAGGTTTTCCACCGATCGCGGAAACATTTTCTTCACCCATTTTTCGCCGTGCCGTGCGCACAGCAACTCGTAGTCATAGCGTGTCATCTCGTTTTTGTTTTTTCCTGTTGTCCCGTTCACCCTTTGTGTGGTGGAGTTCCTGCCGCCACGGATGCCCTATTATCTCTTTTCAGGCAATTCGTCAGAGAAGAGAAACAACACCCAGGCGATCAGCAGCGCCGAAACCCCCACAAAAGCCAACAGAAACATCGTCCCAAGCAAAATTTTAATCATAGCCAATAGAGTTTTAGTTGCAGTGGGGCACCGGGGGTCGAACCCGTTCCGGCCCATGTGCCGTGCCCCTGTTTGCCGCCTTCTCCTCACGGAGACGGCGGCATTGATCCTCGCCTCTCGGCGTTCTCGTAAAAAAGTAAACCAAATAAAATTAGCTCTTTGCCACCGCCGTGGCTGATTCACACTAAAAATACTAATAACAATCGTGGAACGCCTCCGTGCTGCCCGGAAGTCCGCTTTCCCCTCACAAGCCGAGTCCCTGGACCGTTCCCGCCAATAGTAGCGATTATTTTCTTATCTTGTTAGGTAAGCGGCCGTATTACGGCCGCCCTCCTTGCGTATTACGGCCTCCCTCCTTGCGTATTACGGCCTCCCCCCTTGCTTATTACGGCCGCCCTCCTTGCGTATTACGGCCTCCTCGATAGATTCTCCTGTGTTTCTCGTTTTCTTTGATCACCATCACCTTCGTCGCCAGCACCCGCTGTCTCACCGCTTCCAGCGAAGCAATCCCGCTTCTTACAGCGTAGCTTCTCACCGTGTCCTGGTGGGCACACAAGCGCCGGGCGATCTCTGCATAGGTGAGCACTGCGGCCATTTTACTGATGTAGGCCATGTCCTCAGCCGTCAGCTTTCGCCTCGTCCTGGCGACACCGGCCTCCTGTCTGAGAGCTGTCAAGTATCTCGCGTCGCAGCCCAAGCTCTCTCTCATCGTCCGTGCCGTCATCTTTGCATGTGAGCGCACAAACTCCAAATCCTCCTCACGGTTCCGCTTGTTTTTCGGTATCTTGATGATCGGCGGAAGATAAAGCTCCCAGCTCATACCTTGCCTCCTTTCCTCATCGAGCCGATCTTCTCCGCAAACCCCGGGTTTCTCGTGATTGCCTTGCTCATCGACTCTTCCACAACCCTGAAGCTCGCCAGCCAGTTGATCAGGTTGCTCACCGCCGTGTTCACATGAGGATCCTCCTGTAAATTCATAAGTTTCCCCTCCGCGAGTATACCCGCCAAGTGATTGGCAAGGCGGCAGATCTGCGTTGCCGCGTAACCGCGGTCCTTCTCCCAAGGCAGGATGATGGTGTGGTGCCAGCACTCCTCCCAGTTCTTGTGCAGCACCTTATCCACCGACTCCAGCACCATCGCCAACAGCGTCACCAACGCCACCTGCGACACCGACTCCACATGCTGGTATCTTTCCGACTTCGTCACCTTTAGGTTGATCGCCCAGTACAGCGACTTCACCCGTGGAGCCAGCGCGTCGTTGAAATTGTCCTGAAAATCCAAGAACGCATCCATATTTTCACCACCGAAGTCCAGCCACTCACTTTTCATCACCAAGCGCTCCAAATCGTCCACGGCCTTCTCCATAGCCTTAAACGCCTTCTTCGTTCCCATACGGTAAAGACCATCAGCCTTCAGTTGCTGCTGCAAGTCAAACACCGAAAGAGACAGAATGTTCACCACAGGCGTGAAATATTGCAGCCACATCGCCGCAGCTCGCAGATACTGCCCCTTCAGTTCTTCCATCGTCAGCATACCATGCTTCACCTGGTAGGCTGCGCCACTCGACATTCTAAGTCTCATACGCGTCCCTCCAGTCTGTCATTCTTGTGGGCCGAAACCCAGTTCTCACGCAGCTCCTTGATGAACTGCTCCACTTCTTCCACGGCAATTGTCCGTCGTGCCAAGTCGCTCCCGTTCGACACACGGAAGGCCCGGGTCCCGTCGATCGTGATCCATATCCCGTTCTCAAAGTAGCGAACGTTAACAGCCTTGGCTGCCAGCTCGTCGAGAATCTCAGCCCTCTTGCGGTCGGCCATCACCGTCCTGCGGTCTCTGGCCTCCTGTGTGAAATAACTCAGAATACTCATAGTTTCCTTTAATTGTTTCGTTTAACGTTTAGTTTCGTTTAGTTTTTAAGTTCTGTAATCCCCTCCATACCTATGGGTTGCCGCTTTCGCCGTTCTCTTCGGTTCCGTCGCTGCGCCCCTCGCTTTCCTCGTTCCCGTCGTTATCATCCTCCAGGAAGTCATCAACGGCTTCATAGCCCTTAGGCCTCCTTCCCCTGGTGTGGAACTTGATCATCGGCTGGAGCGAGGCCTGGTAGGGCACCCTGAACAAGTTGTAGTTCTGCACCGACACCGGCAGCTCCTGCCTCGGAAGCCCCAGCCACGCATTCCACAACCGGTCACAGTAGCGGTGCAGCGGGTGTTTCCCGTCGCGCTTGCTCGCCCGGATCTTCGACTGCCGCTGGCTCAGCGCATCCATCGTCCCCAGACAGATCAGCGTCTCATAACTCCCCCTCGGCCTCCCCGGATAACCCTGCGGGATCTTCCCGATCAGCGGACACTCGGCGCAGCAGTCCGGCTGCTCCACCGGGATCCTCACATTCACAAAATTTCTCTTTGGCATAATCGTTTATTTTTTACCGTTTCATAATCGTTTTATCTGAACATCCTAACCCTTCCTCCCCGTCCCGTCCCCTTCCTCTCGTCCTCCCGAACTATTCGAAAAAACCGAAGTCTTGCCTAAGCAGCCCCCCGCTCCTTCCTCCCTTCCTCATCATGGATATTTCCAAAAAGGAAAGACCCACCCTTCACCCTCGTTTTTTTTATTTCCCCCACTCGTGGGGGAATCTCCATCTGGAGCCTATCCTCCTCTCCGTTCCATCCGCCCGTAGAGGTCAGCCCTCCCTGCTCACCGATCCATCCGCCGCAACCCAATCTCCCCATCCGCTCCTTGGACCATCCTCCCCGTGCTTTCGGAAAACCGGATTTTCAAAAATTCCCCCTCCATCTCCCTGTGGGTGTGAGTGATTTGGGGATATTATGGCCTCAAAATAAAAATCACCCCCCCCGCCTATGTTATAGATGGTAGTCACTCCGTGCCCATCAGCCTTGCCTTCCACTGGCTGAGCCTTTCCCGCTCTCTCTGTTGGTGGTTGTCCCGTCCCCAAGTCTTTCGATTCTTGTGAATCTCTCTATGGCATTGAGGACAAACGCTTTCCAGGTTGTTAAGGTCGAAGGCCAAACGCTTGCAGTCGGCAGGGGTCAGTCCGCTCTCCACTTCTATTTTGTGGTGGACCACAGACGCCAATCGGTAAATACCGTGCCCCTGGCATTCTTCACAGTAAGGATCCTGTGCGAGCTTAATTGCTCTCAGTCGTCGCCACTCTTTCGAGTTCATAAGTCTGATATATTCTTTTCCGTGCATAATAAATTTCTTTTGTCCGACCCACTTGGCATGGTCTCGGTATCATAATGTTTCTTTTTCTTTGTCCTGTTGCCGTATTCCACAGCCTTGCCGTTATCAGTCCGGCAGTCTTCGAATTGCCGCAGTATCTCATCGTGATTGATGTCTTTTATAATTTGCTCGCCTGTCAGTGTCTGGATAAGCTCCAAAGTTGAACGGCAATCTTTCTCCGCGCAGACCATTCTCAGCCGTTTGTATAAGTTAGGGGATAGCAATTCTACTGTCCTGTCGAATATTTGGATGATATTACTGGTTTGCCTGAAATCGCCGAAGAATGGGCGCTCGATATGGACAGCCCTGCATCCGCATCGGCCCTTGGCTCTGAGGTAATAGGTCGCTTCCGAGATGTAGGGCTGGGTGAATGGATCCGCGAGGTTCAGCGAATCCTTCCATCCTACCATGTCCTCGAAGACTGCCATGATCCGTTCCATCTCTGGTGTCAGGTTGTTGCGGTCATCCATATACCGTATGAGCGTATCTGCGCACATCTGGAGAATCTCGTAGGGCTTCATCCCAGCTTTCTCCGATAGGCGGCAAAGCTTCTTGTAGCCGTCCGGGCTTATCTTTGTACTGATTACTTTGTATCGTTCTGTTTTTTGCATATCGTTATCGGTTCTAATTGCAGTTGATCTTTGAGGTAGGTTGCCCATTTGTTTTTCTTACAGATGGCAGCAAACGATTCTTCCGCCAACTCTTTCATGGTCTTAATCGCAGGCTTCGGGATTTCCTTGGCTGTTGCGCTGTTGAGTCTTGGTGCTAAGAGGCTGCTCACGATGATGTCGCCAAGATCTGCTTTCTCCCCGTCGGAATCCTTCCAGTAGTTATCGAGATAGCGAGTGTCCACGGTCATGTTTTTATACCCGATCATTTGCGCCTGCTGCTTCCATGCCTCCACTCCGTCTTTGTCGGGGTAGAGGTATATTTGCCGGCCTTGCCGGATGATGGGGTTGAGTTTAGAGGCATTGAGCATGGAAAGCCCGCCTGATGCCATCCATATCCACCTCTCAGGGTGTCCCCACATGATGCTGGCCAGGATGGCCGTTTTTTCGCTCTCCACGATGTTAATGACTGCTGATGGATGGAAGGTCAGCAGGTGCATCCCGAACAGTGTGGTGTGGAGGTCAGACTTGTCCAAGTCAATTTTTCCCGCCTTGGCCAGCAGACTGTGTGCCCAGGTGAAGTTGTAGGGAGTCTCCTTATCCCGGTGTCCGTCATGGCGATAGAGCATGAACTTGCCCGTTCTCACTTTGCCCAGCTCGTCTATCTGCCAGAAGATGGTATAGCCTTTGCCTCGTTGGGCGTGGCCCACTCCATAGTTGAGCAGCACCCTGTCCACTCTTGCCCGCTGCTCATCGTTCCAGGGCAGCGACCTTATCCAGTCGCACAGAGTGTCGCCCTTTGTATTGGTTCTTGCGAACACCATCTGCTGGGGGAGTGTCAGCATGGGCAGCGGGGCCACGGCCTTTCGGGGCAGTGATGGCCTTGGGCAGTACCGTTCCGCTCCTTCCACGTCGATGCCGTATTTCTTTCCGAGCCATGCCACGGCCTCAAAGAAGCTCATGCGCTTATGCCTTATCAGGAACTCTATCGCGTCGCCGTGCGCCCCACACGAGAAGCAGGTGTAGCTGTTACGCCTGGGGCTGACCACAAAACTCCCCAGATGCCGGTCGTTGTGGAAGGGGCAGAGGCACTGGTAGTCCTGCCCCTTCCGCCTCAGTTCGCAGAAGTCCCCTATCACGTCCACCACGCTCGCGGCCTCCTTGATTCGTGCCAGTGTAAGATTGTCTATCCTCATTGTCGTCGTTTTTTTGTCCTTGGGGCGTCAGCCCCTCTAAGAGCCTATCGTCCGCTTCTGTAGTAATTGTCTGTTGTAAGAGTCAGTTGTTGCGCGCGCGGGAGGCCGCTCGGCCGCCCGGCAGCCGTGGGCATGTAACCCCCCGCGCCTTCCCCTCAGCGCGGGGTGGAATACACGCGGTGCCTAAGCGAAATTTTTCGCCTGATTTGGGTGGGTCCCAGGGGTGGGTCCCGGGGGGATATAGGGGGGCGCGCGCGCGCAAACCCACCCCATAAAAATATTTTTACTAATCATCGTATGGATTCAAGTTGGGATTCAGCCGGTAGGGATGATGCCCGCCAATCGACTTCGATCTATCCTCTACCAATAGCCGTGCCTCGATAGCTTCATCTACATATTTAGATTGAATAATCTTTTTAGCCCCAATAAATAGCTTCCAAATATTTCTCTTGCTGTTCGGCCATTCGAAGCCTTCTGCCCCATAGAGCACCCGGGCTATTCCGTCGATGTCCAAGTCGCCGCCGTCCTGCGGCTCCGGCTTTGGCTGGCTGCCAGGATCCAGCGGGTCGGGGGCATCGATGATCCGTGGCACGGCTATCTCTATTTCTCCGTCCCGCTCCGTCGTCACCTCATAGGGAATGTCCGGCACGTCCTTGCTGCGTGCGTCGGTCTGCTTGGCCTTGAAGCTTACCAGCCCCGTCGCCGCATCCTTGGTCTTGGAGCTCACGAAGGTGTCCGTCACCTTGTTGCCCAGCTCCGTCCCCAAGTGGCCACGCATCTTGCTCACGTCGTCGGCTCCCGGCCGTGGGTTGTAGTGAAGGGCATTCCAGATACACACGTTCCGCTCCTCGGCCAGTCCCATCAGACGGTTGATGATGTCGGTCGACTCGGCGTTGTCGTTAAAGTCATGCACCACGTCCCGCAGTCCGTCCAGCACGATCACGTCGGGCTGCCACCGGTCTATCCAGTAGTCGGCCACCCGCAGCCGCTCCTGCGGAATGTCCGCCTCCTTGGGCATGTTCCTCAGTCGCAGCACGTGCAGCCGTGGGTGGTTGCACAGTGCGGGATAGCCGCATAGCCAGTTCACGCCCTTGGTGAGCCTCGACGTGTTGATGGGCTCCTGCTCCGTGTCGATATACATCACCGACAGTGGATGCCCCTTCATCCTCCGTGCGTCGGGGTTCAGCTCCAGTCCCCTGAGTCTCGATCTCACGTTCTCGGCCTCCGGCTCCAGTGCCGCCGCCACAAGCATCTCCAAAAAGAAGGTCTTGCCGTTCTTCTTCTGCCCCGTGATGGCCTGGATGCCTCCTAAGGGCGAGAACTTCACTCCCTTGTACATGAAGAGGAACATGGCGTCGGGATAGTCCACGCTGGCGTCGAACACAAACCCCTCATAATAGGCCGCGTCCCGCTCCGCCCTCACCTCGTCGGGATTGGGCAGCTGTGTCCCAGTTTTGTGTTTTTCTGCCATGATCTGTCTCGCTGTTGCTAAATATTTTCTGTTTGAGCCGCTTTATTTTGCGTCTGACGCACATCTTTCACGACAATGGCATTATACCACCTTCCGCCATATTCGTGCGCTCTCACGTCGAAAAACACGGTATATTCGCCATCCTTTTGAATGTTGTACCGGGCCAACTTGCTCTCCTTGCCGTCAAACACCTCAAAATAGAAATATCTGGGGTTCTCATCGGTGGTCATCAGCACATAGCCCTGCTTCTTCCACTCTCCGTTCTTGCCCAGGCCGGTCTGCACGGGCAGCACGTCAAAGATTCTTCCTGTGATCTCCATCCTACAGTCCCTCCACAATTACGTTCATCAGCACGATCATGCCCACGTACACGGCCATGATCAGCACACCCTTCGCGGCGTCCTGCCACGTTATGCCCTCCTTGCGGAAGTCGTCTCTCATCAGCCTCAAAAATTCCTTCATAGTTGTTTTCTTTTATGGCGGGGGCGCTCACGCCCCGCCTGGTTTTTTGGTTATTTTTTTTCAAATGTTCAGCGTTCTGGCCAGTATGTCCTCATCCTCGCCGCCCGGCTTCGCGCTCTCGCTCACCTTTGATGGGGTAGTGTTGTAGTTCAGCCCCAGTGCCTCGTATTGCGCCAGGAGCGTGCGGTTCAGTTTGTCGAAGTGGGGCAGAAGCGGGTTCACCTCCCGTTTCACCTGTCCCGTGCTCCCCGTCGTGATGGTCGAAAGCGGTTCCTCGGCCAGTTCCTCGGCCATCTTGTCCAAGAGTGCCGCGTTCTTTGCCGTGCTCCTTATCTGGGGCAGCAGCCACGGCTCAAAGTCCTTCCCCGTGCGGGCCTTGATGAGTTTCTTCAGTTCCTGCTCATACCCGCGCACCGTCTGTCTCTTCTCCATCAGCGGTTGTCCTCCAGGTATCTCAGTTCATGGTTCATCACCAGGCGCAGGATCTTGTGCAGCGGGTAGCCCCACCGCGTGGCGGTCACGCCGCCATCCTTTCCCGTCACCTCTATCCGCTCCCTCGGCACCAGGTAGCCCCACTGTTTCAGCCAGCTCTTGGTAATCATCGAGCAGCGGCGGCACAGCTCGTCGCCCGTCACCCATTCCTCTCTCGTGGTCTCCATCGCTGTCTCCACAGCCTCGCGCACCTCTCTCACGATGGCGTTTCTCGTGGCTGCGTCCATCTTGATCATCAGTCGTTCCATAGTCGCCCTCCCTTCATTCTGTTTTACCTTCTTCCAGGGTCATCCTTGCAATCACATTGTGTACACCCACTCTCGTCGTCAGGTCGTAGCCCATCCGGGCCATCTCCCTGCCCACGATCCGCTCTGCCGCCGATCGGCTCAGCTCCGGGTTCTCCCGTCTCAGCTGCTCATACATTTGCAGAGCCGTCATGTCTCTCTTCTTCTTGCGCTTCTGCGCCAGAGTTAGAATCTCTTCCTTCATTTCCATGTCTCAATGCTTTAGTTTATATTATAAAATCACGTCGTGCCACACCACGCAGTAGTCCCACAACGGCTTCCCGTCTTTCTCCGTCTGCTTGTAGATCTCCACCGGGAAATATTCCAGCGTCTTCGGCATGACGATCTCCGTGACCCCCCCGAAGTCCTCAATCTCATCCCGCAGGGTCACTCCACGGCTGAGATGCTCCACCCGTCTGTCGATCCGTGCCTTCACTTTCTCCCGGCTTCCGTAGAGCCAGCCACAGAACTTCACCTCACGGCTCTTGTGATCCACGATCACTTCCTGATAAATTCTCTTCAGTATCATTTTCTCTTCGTTTTAATTTGTTTGTAACTCCTTTTTTGCTTATATTTGCAACGTGTTCCGTTATTCGTTGTACGTTTACGGGTGCAAATATAAGGCTTTTTCTTGATTAATCAAGTGTTTGCCTTATTCTTTATAACATTTTAACAATAAAAGTAAAGTAACCGCCTTATGACTGGTCAAGAATTGAAAGCGAAGCTTATGGAAGTAGGCAAAACGCAAAAGGACATTGCCGACCTTATGGGAGTGACAGCCCAGTCGCTCTCTTCCGTGTTATCGGCCAAAGACGTTAAATCTGGAACAATTGAAAAAATAGCCAATGCAGCTGGCGTTCCTGTTAGTTATCTTTATAAAGAAACAGACGACACCTCCAACGGCTCCCACAGCAGCCAGGCAGTAGGCGACGGAGCCATGGCCACCAACAGCGAGGGAGTGAAGGAATGCCTCGAAATAATCAGGAAGCAACAGGAGAGCATCGACAAGCTCGTGGATGCCATTGCAGCCCTCAGCCACAGCACCAGCCGCACCAGCCGCACATAGTGCAATATTTGCACATACACCCCAAAATCACTATTTTTGCCATGTGGAAGGAAAAATTAGGAAACTATCTCATAGACATATCAAAATACCTGCTGACAGGTGTTTTCGTCACGTCTCTTGTCAAGGATATGGGAGACTTCAAATGGCTGGTCTATATCTCAAGCGCACTCATCTCTGCGCTTACCCTCATATTAGGTTTAATTCTGACAAACAATAAAGATAAAAAATCGTAG